TTACCTGTTTGATGCGTCAAAAGCGGATCTTGCTCTTATATAAAGGTTGCCGCATTCGACTCTTTTTTGATGTGTTTGAGGTGGATCGCAAAAGTCCGGTTTTTTGTAAAAAGCTTTCCATTTACTTTCTTGAATTCTTTGTTCTTCTTGGTTTCTGATATATGCGAGCCTATTGTTTTCTTCTATCTGTCTTCTTTGTAGGTCTGCTTCTGCTTTACGCAATTTAACCCTTTCCAATTCAACGGCCAAAGCTCTATTTCTTTGCTCTATTTCTAATTGCGTGCTTTTGGCTGTATCTTTTAAATGACTGTCTACACTGTTTATTATTCCGTTGGTAAACATCAGTCCGCTTCCGAAAAATATAAAGCCGATTAAGACTATCCCTAAAGCCGCGGCAAATATAATTTTAAATATTGGCACTTCGTTTGTTTTTGCTCTTTGCCAGTCGTAATCATCTCTGTACCTATTACGCAATGGGTTTTCTGAATTTTCATTGTTTCTTTCCCTTTGTATCGCTATTTCTTTATTCCACTTTACATTTCTGTATTTTTCCATCTTTCTACCTTGATTGTGTTTTTGCTTTTTGATTTGCTTCTTGTTGGACACGTTTGGTGTTCTCTGTCATTTTTTTACCCATATTATCAATTACCCCTGTTACCGTTCCTACTAGAGGCTGCATGTAAATTCCTGCCGGATGATTGGCTTGTGGTGTCCACTGATTATTGGCAATCACTTGCTGCTTTGCTTCTGGAGTTTCTTTTTGGTGTGTTGCGGCTAGACCAATTAATATAATTACGATGAAGGCTAATACGGGGACTTTGTTTGATGATGTTGTGTTCGGTTCCTTAGTCCTGTTTTTGTTTTTGTTTTTCTTTTTATGGCTCATGACGAAGATGTCTATGATCTTTATTATGATTGCTAGTGTGATTATTACGTCTACTGCTGCCATTTTTCCACCTTGGCCTTGTTTGGCCTTTTGTGATTTTTAATGCTTACGCTGCATCAGTAACGGCCTACATAAGCGGCCTTAGTGCTGCTTTCGGTCTTTATCCGGTTTATGTTTTAACCGTCCCCCATTTCAATAATGCCCGCCTTGCAGTTAAGTACCCGTTGACAGATTTTGCCTAGTTTCCTCAATCTCTGGGCTGATTTGTCCTGCTTCTGGCATTGTTTCATTAAACACTAACCAGTATTTGTATTCTGGCCATACTTTACTTAATGCAGTTATGTGGTCTTCGTTTGCTGTTTGTTTTCCGTTTTCAACAGCCCGCCATGTGTATTCAGCGATTTCTGTTAGCTTTTCTAAATCCCTTCTACTTAAGCCTTTAATTTTTCTTAATTTTTCTATTCTACTTCCAATCATTTTGATAAATATTCTCTGATAGTTATTGACAATGATAGTATTTATCTGATAATATTACTCATACTTTCAAACCAGCCACAACCAGCCAATTAGGGCTAAGGTGCAATCATGAACGAAGAGCAAAACACAGTCAAATTAGATACATTGTTTGAGTCTAATTCTTCAGTAAAGCAAGGTCTGGAACAAACCGCCTCCCAACTGTTTTTCATCCCATTCATGACACCCGATAAATTCGCCGAGTCCATAGGTTTAAGCAAAGGCGTAGTAGGCGGCTGGATAGATCAAGGCTACTTACCTACGGCGAAGATAGGCCGTTATCGCATGATCAACATGGTCGTCCTGGTGACTAACCTGAAAGAAGGTAAAGTGTTATGAGCGCTATCAAACTAACCCTAGACGAATTAAATAAAACCTGTCTTCTAATCACTTCGGATTCACATCGTAAATTCAAACAAGCGTTGGCTAATTACCATGACTCGTCCAGTCATTTTTATAGGGATATGGAGCATTGTCGTAACGAGCTTAATTTGATTGCTAATACAGGCAGTGAGCGTTTACAGGGCTTGATATTCTTGTTTTTGGGTAACGAACAACTGATTACGGAATTCAAAACGTGTCAGGGTGAAATATTAGAGGACCGCCATCTTTTTGGTTCTCTTTTGATTGCTGGTGGACATTATAAAGATGAAATCCTTGTTGATCTTAAAGAGGTTGCTTAAATGTATCTATATCAATCCCAACTCATAGGAGCCGCATAAATGGCTGAAACACCGATACTGCCTGACCGTGGCAGCTCAGAATCAAAAGACGGATCTGAACGCTTATACAGAACTGCACTAGCTCAGAGGGATTATATAAACCTTGAACTGGAAGCTATGGATAGAGGGATGAGACCCTATGGCCTAACAAAAACCATCATGACGCTTTACCTACGTAAGCAGCTTATCCCCATGAAAGAACTGTCTGAAGAACTGCGGGGGCTAGTGATTGCGTATTTGAAAGACAAGCAAGAAAAAGCAAAACAGGCGGCGCGCTAATGGTTCGGTTCATTGACTTCCTGGCCTTCACGCCCCGCGTAAAGCATGCACCGAGGTACTCGGTCATCTTTGCCGGGCGTCTGGCCATCGGAGACAACCTTCAGCCGACATCAAACGCGCGCCGCATGTTAAAAGCCAAGAAACGCAAACACCTGACCTTGGATAACAAAAGGGTATCGGTGAACATGGGTAACAAAAAGCGCGTTCTGCCCGTCGGGCATGCACCTAGTCCAATAGTGGCGCCTCGCGCCCATTCTGCGCGTGGAAATGGCTATAAAGCCAAGGCTGAAAACAACCGCAAAGAAATAAAACCGGCTGCGCCATTCACCACCCCATACATTGCCTTAAAGGCTGACAACATAGTGAAGTCGGCAGCGAAGTAGCCAGCGTCGAATTATCGCAGTGAGTCCATTCGCAAGCGAAAGGGATTGTAGAGGAAATCGGCGATTAAAACTGAATTACTGGCAGTTAGGTCAAAACCTTTGAAGCTTGCGTAAAAGCGTTTTGGCCTTACTGCCAGTTATCAGGTTTAAACGTCGATTGGAACGGAAAGCCCGGCCCTTTAGGGTTCGCAAAAAAAGAACAAAAGAAAAGCGGCGCAATAAATATGTTAGATAAAACCGGACATAACCAGCCTTATCTAGCTTTAAACAGAACAAAAAAACAAGGAATCAAAAATGATTAACATAAAACACGGCATACCCGGTCAGGGCATGACATACAGCCAGCGCAGACGATTAATAAATCTATTATGGGCATTCGTTTCAAACTCAGCGCTTCCCTTCATCATTGGCTTTGTCTTTGCACTGATCTCAATCACATATTCATTTACTGAGATAGCAAAAGCCTTTGATAAATCCGGATTTGGAACCTGTATTCAACCGGATTTACAAGAAAATAACGCGATAACCGGCGCTTTTATAACCCCGCCCGTCACCCAGCTGTAAATAGATTAAGGTCTAACCATGTCCGAAACATGCCCAAATTGCGGTGCCGCCAGCTTCACAGACCTACGCACAGATGACGATCAAATCACCTGTTACAACTGTGGAGAAGACTTTGACCCAATCCCTTCAGAAGACGGCATGTTTGTAGAAGATGGCTGGCAAGAGGAAAACGCAAGGCGACAACAACTAAACCGCGACTATGAATCATTAGACGATGGCGAAGAAGATCCCGATTTAGAAGACCCAGACATAGAAGACTAACCGCGTTCGACCTACGCGTTTTAAAAGGTCAAGCCAAAAAGCAACATAAACCGAAAGACCACCCTTAACCCAACAAAGGTACAAAATCATGACCGACCAATCAACCCAAAACAGCTTCCTAGGCGACATGAAAACAGTCGTAAGAGGACAAGTTGAATCGTTAACCCGTTATGAAATAGATGGAGACAACAAAGGCGGTTCCATCTGGGTATCCAAACCCAACACCGGAAAAAACCCCAACAACCTGGGTAACGAATTAATCAAAGTCAAAATGCCGTTTGAAATGTTCGACCAGAAAAAAGCCGAAGTAGAAGCCGGAAAACTGTATTTCCCCTGTCAAATGGAAATCCTCTGTGAAATCAACATGGGCGGCCAAAACAAAGCAGTCCTGACAGCTATCAGCATGAAACTTGACGGCCCGGAACCCGGACAAATAAAAGACGAAGACATAGACAAAACAACCGGGGAAATCCTCCCTGATAAAGACAAACCAAAAACCGGTGCAGCCCAGACAACAACCGGTACAACTTCCGCCAACAAACCATAAGCAGGGGTTAAACCATGAAAATCCGCTCAATGGCCTGCCTGATAAAAAAGCCCGTAGAGTTCAAAGAGCGGGTTCTAAGCAACCAAGTACAAAAAGGCCGTTTTATAAACGGCCATGTAATAAAAGAAAATGGACAAATAAAAGAAAACAAACCAAGGAGCATTACTTAAATGGCTATTTGCGTTAAATCCGCGTTACTGACTGCTGGTGCTGCGGGTAATGCTCTTAAACAGGATGGACAAGTTGTTGATGTTTACGCATTCGTTATTGATCCTGTTCAGACCACACCTTGTCCTAATTACGCCATTCTAAGCGGACAAGACTTCGCGAATGTTCCTACCCTAACCGACATCTTCACAATGCCGGTAGCGGAAGATTTGCAACAAATGTGGATGCTTGGCTTCAGCTTGCCAATCATCGCATACCTGACGGCTTGGAGTTATGGAGTCGTTATCAACTGGTTTAACGAAAAATATCATCGTTAGACTTTAACTTAAGAAAAATAGGTGAACTATGAAAAACATCAAAAGAATCGGTGCAGTTTTACTCACTGCATTAGCCTTGGCAATGGTTGCAATTACTCCTGCAAACGCTGCGCTGGACTTTACAGCCTTAACAGCGGCGGTTGATGCTACAACCATCGTAGCGGCTCTTACAGCCATTGCCGCAATTAAAATGCTGCCCGGTGTAGCCAAGTGGGGCTTTAACAAAGTTATTGGCTGGTTCCGGTAACCAAGAAAAAGGAAGGGTGTCGAAAGGCACCCTTTTTTATAAACCAAAAAAGAGACCAAAAACATGATTTTTTTAACCTTGTATTTCCTAAGCGGCCTAGTTTGCGCCTATGCCGTCATATCGGGATTTGACAATGCGTAAGCTAATCATTTTTTTGATTTTGACGTTTTCGGGTTCGGTTTTTGCCGATACCTATCCTACAACTGTAAAATATTATTATGGAGCGTTATCCGTTCAGACCATGAGTAGTTCTGGTGCAGCGGCGTGTACGGCGGCCGCTGTTATTTACGATTCGTCGTATCATGGGGATTTTAACGGTAGCTACGGCCCTATCGATGCGTGCAAAATTTACACGCCAGTTAATAATTTTGTTACTCAGAGCAATATTGGCATTGATTATTCGTGTCCTTATGGCGGTTCTTATTCTTCATCGGATTCTTACGCGACCTGTCAAAATGCGCCTCCTTGCACTACTCCACAAGTTCGCAACGCAACAACAGGTGCGTGTGAACTGCCTCCCCCGGTAACTTGCCAAACCACACCTACAACCACTACATCGGGATCAACACAAACCCTTTCTTGGGAAACGCTAAACACCGGTTCAAACACCTGTGACCCTCATTCCTTGAATTGCGATTACCCGCTTGCCGTAAACGCAACAACAAAACAATGCGACCTGACGTGTTCGGACGGCTCTACCGTAGACGTATCAGCGGGGGCGCAATGTCCGCCGCCATCATGCCCGAATCAAGTCAATGGTAATATGATAACCAAACAGGCGTGGAATTCCGTTACTCAGAAATGTGAAAATTCCGATATTGTCTATTGTGACGGTCAATTACAAGTTCCTGACGCTGGAACAGGCACCTGTTTACCTAAACCCGGTGCAATCGATTGCGGAAACGGTATTGTTGTCATATCTCCGCTTGTATGCTCTTCTGAGCCTGATCATTCGCAGGATATAACCTGTCCTGACGGCCTAATTATCTCGCCGCCTCGCACCTGTGCCTTATTGCCGCCTGACCCGGCAAATTGCCCTGGTGGTGCTTCAGCTGTTGAAACCACCGGGTACGTTAACGGTGTTCCGACATGCGTTATGAAAGACGGAACCACAACAGCTGCCGCCGATGATAGCCAGTCGCCAGCTGATGATAAATACAATCCTCAGGATTACAAAGCCGGTGTTGCTTGTAACTTCTCTTATTCCTATCCGTGTGACCCGTCGCTTCCTGTTGTTAGTACGCCCGGCCTTACAGGTATAGAGAAATGTGGTCCCGGTACTTTTTTTACTTGCGCCGATACTTATAACAAGCCTGTTGCTCCCGCCCTTTATCCTAAATCCCCTGCACCCACAACAGCGACAACAACCACCACCGGGACAGGTACTACAACCACCACCGGGACAGGTACTACAACCATAATAAATTCTGATGGTTCAACGTCCACGCAAACAACAACGACTAACAATACCGGGACGACAACCACCACGGGCGGATCTACTGCCGGATTGGCTACTGAAGATACAGCCCGTGAGATTGCCAGTCGTTTGGGCGGCAAAGCTGCTGGTAAAGGAGGTGTATCTCCCGGCGCTGGAATGGGGCAATTTACGGGCCGTGGGAAAAACACTAATCCAAACCTTGGCAAATGGTACGAGGCCACAACAGACACTTATGAGGGGGTATTTCAAACAAACGTTAATAGCGTAAAGGATTCGCCTCTTATGGGATTTAGCCAGAAAATCTTTAACGTCTCTATTCCGGGCGGTGAGTGTCCGGTCTGGACGATTCCTGCAGTTATGAACATGCAAGCTATCCCGGTTTCCCCTCTTTGCAGTGATTTCATGGACTCTATTTTTCCGATAATTAGCGCACTTGTTCAAGCCTCTGCGGTGTTTATGGTTTTTAGAATTATTATTTCCGGCTTTAAGTCATAGGAGGCTATATGCAGGCACTTATAGACACAATATCGAATTATTACGACAGGCTTATATTCTTTTTCACTGACGCTTTTGCATCGGTGAAAAGCTTTTTTACAGCAATATTAGACACCATTGATAATTACTATGACACGGTTTATACCTTTATCACTAATGGTTTTGAATCACTTCGTCTTTGGGTTGCTGACGTTCCTATTTGGCTACTAAAAAAGGGATTTGAGGCGCTTTTGTGGGTTTTGAATTGGGCGGCTGAAAGTTGTTCTTACTGCCTCGGCGGGGTATCTCATGCGGGTGAACTGGCGGACAAATTCCAATGGGCATGGAACACGATAGCAACTTATTCGCCGGGGCTTATTTATGTTGTTAACCGCTGCGGCGTTCCTGAGGCATTCAAAATATTAGTCTGCGGCATGGGCATTTGGGCGGTTGTGAAAACAATTATGATTATTAAAGGCCTATTATGATTATCTTCCATGAAGGCCTACCCGGCTCCGGTAAAAGCTACGAAGCGGCCATTAATCAAATTATCCCGGCGCTCCAAAAAGGTCGAATGGTTTATGCCTATATCGAGGGCTTGAACCATGAAAAGTTTTCTGAAGTAACAGGATTGCCATTACCCGTAATTCAAAATTTACTGCGTCAATTAACGAAAGAGCAGGTTAAAGATGTTCAAGTTCACGTTGCGAACGATTCTCTGGTTATTATCGATGAGCTGCAAGATTTCTTTCCGGCTGGCAAGGCGACTCTTGATCCGGGTATAACTGAATTTGTTACCCAGCATCGTCACCGGGGCATAGACATAATTTGCATGGGACAGGATTCCCGTGATTGCCACATGCTGTGGAAGCGGCGGATAGATACCTTGATTCGTTTTGTAAAGCGTGACGCTATCGGGCAACCTGACGCATACACCTGGACAACCTACAAGCAACAAGCGGGTAAATTCGTGCAGTTGCGGTCTGGTAAAGGGACTTATGATAAAAAGAATTTCGGTTTGTATGCTTCACATACTGAAGGCGTTAGCTCAATAGATGCCCATAAAGATGACCGGACAAACGTTCTTAAGTCGGCGGCTTTTACGTTTTACATTCCGCTTTTTTTACTTGCGCTGGTTTTCGCTGTGTATTATCTCTACGGCTTCCTATCGGGGCGTAGTTCGCCAGTTAAGGCGAGTACAGCACCTTCTGCAGAGGTTCGTCCATCTATTCCAGAAAAGCAAGAGCAGTCCAAGGCAGCACCGCCACAACCAGCCCCGCAACCTAAACCGCCACCACCTTCAGACACCGATTATTTGGAAAAATATTTAACTGAGTATAGGCCTCGTTTGGTTGCACTGATTGAGGATAAAAAAAAGAACAAGATGGTGGCGCATATAGAATTTATTGATACCTCCAATAGAGTATTTGAACGGCTGAACATTCCCCAGATTGTTGCATTCGGCTATGTGGTCGAGCGTAAACCGTACGGACTATTGTTGAGGCGTGGAGATAAGCGCTATCCAGTTACATCGTTTCCCATTGAAAGGAGTGAAGGCGTTACGCGTCATCCTGAAGACTCTAGGAATTTTGCTGCTCGCTGA